ATAAAATGACAACAATTATTTCTACAATGAGACCAAACATATCATTTTTTTTATACATAGATAATACTCCTAATAAACCTACACCTAAATAAACTATCGCAGGAGGACAAAATTTTTTTACTCTATTTACAATATCCATTATATAATATATAAATAAAAATATATTATTTAATGTCTTGAATTTTTATTTTTTTAAATAATATATAAAAATAATGCGAAGCATGGGTTCCCTAATTTTATTTTTAGCATGGGGTCATAGTGAGCAAAGCGAAATTGAATTAAGTGATAGGGGAACGGCGAGTTCCCTATTAGGTAGCATAAACCATTCCAACATTTCCTCCAAGGAAATAAACTATATTAATTCTTTCTTCGAATAAATGTAAATCAAAATTGTAATCATATATTCTCCATGTAGGTTTATTGATACCAATGATATTTCCAGTTTCTGGGTCACATATAGTTAAACTTTGTGCTAATGGATCCAAAGGGGGAATAATTGTAGTAAATTCCAATTCTATTTGCGAAAATCTGCTCATATTTATAGCACCAGATGGTTGTAAAATAGAATTGTCAGTATCCAAACAAAAATTATAACAATATAATCCAGAAGGAGCATATCCACTCGTTCTTACATATTTTTCAATAAAATTATAAACACCAGCTGGTTGAATATTTTCTCTATAAGCTCCATCAAATAATATACCAAGTGCTAACAAAATCATTTTATCATTTTGTGGATTATATGTTTGATTAATAAAATAACCAGTTAAATTTCCATCAGGATTTACCCCGGGACCAATATATGTTGGAACTAAATTACCACTAGAATTAGTACGATATACTAAAAATTCTCCAGATGATGGAGCCATCACTACATTAATAGGTAAATAATTATAAGGCCAATTAGTATAATTAGACCATTCATTTCTTAGATTGGCATCACTTCTTTGAAAATAAAATAACCAATCGGCAACTAATCCAACTGAATCTAATTCAATTTTATTAGGACCTGTGACATTATGAAAAATATTTTCTTTCACTTGTTTTATTAAATATTTTTGTTCGGATGTGGCAAATAATTTTTCTTCTTCATTAGATAAAAAACAATAGGTGCAATTTAAATGAATGTCAGTATTCCATAATTCGCGTTTATCAGTATATGAATTAATACCTAACTCAACGTCAGGGGGAGGTTGTAAAAATCGATAAAATTGCATGTACCATTGATTAAAATTAGGTGCTACATAAGGATAATTATTTGTTTCATCCATCACATCACGTATGACAAATAATTCATTAATTGGTCTGCAAGTTATATTTATGTGTAATTCATTGTATTGTAAAGATATTAATGGAAATGCCATTTGTGATCTTAATCCAAACCAATTATTTAAAGGAATATATAATATTCTTCCTCTAATTGAAGGTTCAGAACCTGTTGGGTCTTCATTATAATAAGCATTTGGATAAGCATTTACTCGTCCATCAGCATTGGCAGGGTTCATCATTTCAGGAATGTGTCCTATCATAGTATCAAATAGTAATCGTTTTGTTCCATTAAAATCTCTTTGAACAGATGCTAATAAATAGTCACCCGAATATTCTTGTAATGTATAATTTCCACAAGTGATACTAATTTTGGTGATTAATTTGGCACCAACATGTTCAATCCATTTAAATTCATAAGGTGCCCATTTTTCTACATTTCCAAGATTTTGTGAAATAGTAACATCTGTTATGGGTTGTGGTGGTAATATAGGACTCCAAATATTTGGTAAATTGACAGATAAATAGCAATCCATTAATAAATCAGCATATCTAGGTATTTTAAATGTGAAAGTCGATTCTTCACTAAGCCGTAATGTTTTGGAACCTTCAAAATCTACTCTAAATTTTTGTAATCCAAAATTGGTATATTTACGATATGTAGATTTAAAAAAAGATTTACTTGGATTGCCATTTAATAATATATTTTGTTGTCCAGTAGAAACTAAATTTAAAAGACCTCCAGGCATTATATTACTTATATTTATTTAATTTTAAAATACTTTTTAACATTAAATACTTTTTAACTTTTTTATGTTATTATATTATAATGAATATTACAAATATTAATGATAAAACTGCTGTTACAATGATGATTTGTATATTATTCTACCCTACAAAAGAGATTGTGTAATAATATGGACACTTTATATGGTGAAATAAATGGAAAAATGAGAAGTGTCGATTATAATTTGGAAGATTACAAACATAATTTAAAAGATTATTACATTAAAACTGCTTATAATTGTTGTAGTGGAGGAAATTATTCAAATAGTTATGTTGATACTTGCATATTAAAAGATTTAATCAAACAAGGTGTTCGTGGGTTTGATTTTGAAATATTTTCTATAAGTGATGAACCAGTAATATCAACTACAACAGATGATAGCAATAGTTATTATAATAAAGAAACATTCAATTATGTTAAATTTGCTGATGCTATTAAAATTATAAATGATTATGCCTTTAATAATAGTACAGCACCAAATCCAACAGACCCAATTATTTTTCATTTTAGAATAAAAAGTAGTAATGATGCAATGTATAAAAATTTTGCTAAAATTTTAGAAAAGTATTCGGATAAATTGCTAGGTAAAGAATATAGTTATGAATGTCAAGGAAAAAATTTTGGAAATACTCCACTAGTTAATTTACAAAATAAAATTTCTATTATTGTTGATAAAAGCAATCCATCTTATATGGATGTAACTGAATTTCATGAATATGTTAATATGACAAGTAATTCAGTATTTATGAGAGCATTACATTACTATGATATTAAATATACTCCTGATATGAATGAATTAATTGAAGCAAATAAATTGGGAATGACAATTGGAATGCCAGATAAAGGAAATAATCCTGACAATCCGAGTGGAATAGTAATGAAAGAAATGGGATGTCAAATGTTAGCAATGAGATACCAATTATATGATGAATATATACAAGAAAATAATATGTTTTTCGATATTAAAGGAGTTGCATTTGTTTTAAAACCAGAAAGATTGAGACAAAAAGAAATTAAATTACCAGCACCTCCTGCTCAAAATCCAGAATTATCCTATGCTACAAAAGATATATCTTCAGATTATTATAGTTTTGAAATATAAATTTTAACTACATATAATATAGTTATGTCAACAGAAAATATGTGTAAAGGTTTAACTTTCAATGAATGTGAATTAGTTATTTTGCGTCAATCAGTTGATAATGCTAAATTTAAAACAAATCAAGAAGAATTAAAAAGTCCAGAAATAAAAATAATATTTGATATTTTGGAAGAATTTATAAAAAGAAAAAAATTAATTTTATATGGAGGAACAGCAATTAATAATATTTTACCAAAAAGAGACCAATTTTATGATAAAAGATATGTATTGCCTGATTATGATATGTATAGTTATAATGCTATGAATGACTCCAAAGAATTAGTTGATTTATATAACTTTTATGGTTTTAATGAATGTGAAGCTAAAGCAGGAGTTCATGATGGTACATATAAAGTTTATGTTAATTTTATTCCAATTGCTGATATAACGCAAATTTCAAAACCTTTATTTGATGCTATCAAAAGGGATTCAATAAAAGTGGATGAAATATTACATTCTCCACCAAATTTATTGCGAATGTCTATGTATTTAGAATTATCTAGACCATTTGGTGATGTTTCGAGATGGGAAAAGGTATTAAAAAGATTAATATTATTGAACAAACATTATCCATTGAAAGCAAAAAAATGTAAAAATATGTATTTTGATAGAAATTTAAAAATGTCAAAACAAGAAGAAAAAAAAATATATAATACATTGAAAAATATTTTTATAGATGAAAAAGTTGTATTTTTTGGTTCATATGCTCTTTCAAAATATTCAAAATATATGTCTAATAAATTGACAAAAAAAAATGAAAATAATCCAGATTTTGATGTATTAGCAGAAAATCCATCACAAGTTGCTGATAAAATTAAAAAAAAATTAAATGAAAATAATATTAATAATTGTAGTATAGTAAGACATAATAAAATTGGTGAAATAATACCAGAACATTATGAAATTAAAATTGGAAATGATTCAGTAGCATTTATTTATAAGCCCATAGCTTGTTACAGTTACAATACAATAAAAAATGGTAAAACAACTTTAAAAATAGCAACAATTGATACTATGTTGAGTTTTTATTTAGCTTTCATATATGTTAATTCTGAATATTATGATACAAATAGAATATTATGTATGTCAAAATATTTATTTGAAGTTCAAGCAAAAAATAGATTAGCACAAAAAGGTGTTTTAAAAAGATTTAGTACAAATTGTTATGGACATCAAAAAACATTAAAGGAAATTTTTTTAGAAAAAAGTGAAAAATTTAAAAAAATAAAAAAAAATAGTAAAGAATATGAAAAATATTTTTTAAGATATCGTACCCCTAAAAGTAAAAAAAAAAATAATAAAAAAATCAAAACACGAAAAAATATAAATAATAAAAATTTTTTTTTTAATAAAACACAAAAAAATGTAATTTAATCTATGTAATTTATTTTATATAATTTATTATATAATGGCATTTAGTACTTTAGGAACATTAACTGGAAACAAAATTACTACATATAATAAGTCACCAAATAATACAAGTGAAGTATTCTCATGGACTGAACAAACGTCAGCAGGTAGTAGAAATTGGATCAAAGTTTCTTCATCTGGTAACGGAAATATTTTAATGGCTGGTAATACAGATGGATATTTTTATATTTCAACTGATTCAGGAAATACGTGGATAGAAAAATCTTTTCAAACTAGTATTTGGCGTGCACTAAATGTATCGTCAGATGGAATGACTATGATAGCTGGAGGATCTGGTGGAGGAACCATGTCAAATGCAACTAATTTATATGTATCATTAGATAGTGGAAATACATGGAATAATACTTCACTTTATTATCATTGGAAAGATGCTGCATCAAGTTCTGATGGAACTAAATTATTTGCATGTGCAACAAATAGATCTATATATACATCTTACGATTCGGGAACTACGTGGGTTCACCGTACCAATTCTGGAAGTCGAAATTGGACAGGAATAGCGTCGTCTTCTGATGGAACTAAAATAGTTGCTTGTGTCGACGGCAATTATATATATAGTTCAGCTGATTCAGGAGTAACCTGGAAAGTAAGTCTTTCTTCTTATGGACCTAGAGATTGGTCTGGCGTAGCATCATCATCTGATGGAACTAAATTATTTGGTGTAGTTGATGGTTTATCTTCAAACTATTTTTATAACTCAACTAATTCAGGAACAGGGTGGGCAGAACGTACGCCAGATGTAGCAAGAGCTTCTGTCACTTCATCGGCTAGTGGAAATAAAGTTGTTACTTGTAGAAGAGGAGGACATTATATAAATATATCGAGTGATTTAGGAGTTAACTGGCAAACATTAACGGCATTACCAGCCCAACAATGGTGGACAGCTTCTTTGTCAAGTGATGGAACTAAATTATGTATAGCTGTTTATGGAGGTTCAATATATACAATTACAGGATTATAAAATATAAATTACAAATTATAAATTATAAATTACAAATTATGCATTTAAAAATAAAAAAAAATATATTTAATAAAATAAATGTCTAGTGATTTAGTATTTGACCCAACACTAACAATAAACACTGATTTAAATTTATCACAAAGAGAGTTGCCATTTGTTAGTATATGCACACCAACATTTAACAGAAGACCATTCATTCCATTTATTAAAAAATGTTTTGAACATCAAACATATCCTAAAGAAAAAATGGAATGGATAGTAATTGATGATGGATTTGACCCTGTAGGTGATTTATTTAATGATATTCCACAAGTAAAATATTTTTATTTTAATGAACATATGAATTTAGGTAAAAAGAGAAATTTAATGCATTCCAAATGTTCAGGTGATATAATTGTTTATATGGATGATGACGATTATTATCCGCCTGAACGTGTATCACATTCTGTAGAAATGTTGATGTCAAATCCAAATGCATTAGCTGCTGGTTCAAGTGAAATGCATATATATTTTGATTCAATTAAATCAATTATGCAATTTGGTCCATACGGACCTAATCATGCTACTGCTGCAACATTTGCTTTTAAAAAAGAATTATTATTAGTATCTTCATATGATGATAACGCACTTTTGGCAGAAGAAAAACATTTTTTAAAAAATTATACTATTCCATTTATTCAATTGAATACATTGAAAACTATATTAGTATTTTCTCATAAACATAATTCTTTGAATAAAGATAAAATGTTAGAAAATCCAAAAATTACAATGGCAAAACAATCACAATATAACATTTTTCATTTTATGAATAATCAAGAATTAATTAAATTTTATATAAATGATGTAAATAAATTGTTGGACTATTATGATCCTGGAAATCCAAAATATAAACCTCAAATAATGGAAGAAATTAAAAAAGTTGAAGAAAGACAAAAAACACATATATTAGTTTCAAAAAAAATATCAGAATTTGCTAATAAATATAAGACAAATACACTAGGTATTGATGTAT